GTCCCACCTTGTGCCGTGCGCGTAGCTCTGGCTCGCGCTCCCCAGTTTTGGGTTTTTGGCAAGATCGTGTGGCGCGCCGCCTCTACTTTTCGTTCATGGATTTGGTGGCCTGCCATGACCGCCGAGGACAAAGCCGAGCAGTCTATTGAGCAATTGGAGTCCGCCGAGCCACGTCTCCCCGAAGCCATTCCGGGCTGGCTTGAGCTTTTCTTGCGGATGTATGAGGGCCATCGCCGAATCGAATTCGCCTCTGAAGACGTTGGTCGAGCGCTCTGGCCCGATGCCCGGCCGCAGAACATGTCGATGACAGACATCCAGTATCCGTCTCGTTATACCTACGTCTGGTTCAAGACCACGGATTATCACTGGACTGGGTGTTTGCGTCCTGAGCCCGCACGTGCCATGGTCGACATGGACGCGTTTTCGCATCTGGCGTCCGATTCGGTTCTTATGAATGTCAATAGTATCGACGGCTTCACCGAGCGCTGTGTCAGTGCTATCTCTCGGCATCATCAGGGCAATAGGGACCGGGGTCTGGCCATGCTCACCACGGAGGAGGGCGCAAATTCCGACCTGTATTTGAGCATATTGCTTCAGCTCCGTTTCCAGTGGGCTTTGGATCATAATCTCCGGTACTCAAATGATTTTCTCGGCACGCTATTTTCCATGCGGTACGTGTCTGAGAAGACAGAGCCGAATTCTCTTTACGGCGTTCTGTATAATCGACCGGCTGATTCACTTGGTCTCTATGCCTGGGGCCGTTCGTGGTCCGCATGCACTGTTGGGCCATTTTCTCTGGGCCGTGCCCAACCGATGGCGGCTGGTACATCGATCCGCGTCGGTGTGGGTTATGCCTCTCCCGTGCTGCCCTCACGTCCTGCTCGCCGGCTTGGCGATTTTTCTGTCACGAACGTGTGCCCTCATTACCCTGATCTTCAAGACGCAGTTTCCGCGGCTGCCGGCTTAACGCACCGCGTTATGCGACGCATGCCAGTTGCCAATCCTGACGCTTTGGCCAGCTTCATGGCGTACGCGCGCGAATACGTCAAGCGTTATCCGATCCGGCGCAAGCGGTTGATGACGCCCGAGGAGTATATTATGTCCGTCAAATGTTCGGAGGCGCAGCGCCAAGAATTGTTCAAAGCACTCAAGGAGATTCGCGCTTTCGGTAGGTCCCAGGGTTACAACATGCTGGAATGCAAGAGTTTCAGCAAAGATGAGTTTTATATGCTCCTCAAGCACAACCGTTCAATCAATTACCGTGAAGCTTGGGCCAAGGTCATTCTGGGGCCCTTCGTCCGTGCGGTCGAGGAAGCGTTTTATTACAATGACCCTGGTGTGATCACTAAGATTCCCGTTGCTG